CAAATTCCAGACATAAAAAAACCAACCGTAAGTGGTTGGTTTTCTTAAATAAAAATGGTCGGCATGATAGGATTTGAACCTACGACCCCTGACACCCCATGAAACCGATTTTAAGTCACCTAACACTTTGATTATAAATATAAATAATGCGTTTATATGTGATTGCATACAGTGCTAGATATACATAATATGCATTATAAGAATCAATGGGTTAAGTGTGGTTTTACCACTATGTTGATCTGATTATTTCAATTTAATTATATCATCGTTAGAATAATTAAAATTCATCATTTTATTTAACACTGAAATTTTGGTATTTAAATCATGTGTACTTATTTTTTAAAATAATCTATTTATCTTTTAACTAAGATGTTCTTTTTTTATTTTTTCAACATCTAATAGTAAATCTTTGCTATCAATTTTTATTGATTTTCCTATATCTTTCCGATAATTTTCTATTTTATGTGGTTCAATTTTATCACACAGAAATTTCCCCCATCGAAATATATTTCCAAATAATCCAGAGTATGGTTTAGGATCAAAATATTCCGTGCCATCTGTAAGTAATTCACATGGGTGGTCAATATAACCGAGAAAACGAGGGGGTAAAATTGGTACTATATCGTCTGGTCGCCTTGTCTGAATTGGTAGCATATTTGTTCGATTAAAATACGCTGATAATGTTGCGTATCGAGGAGCACCAAAAATATAAGCAGGATGTATAGTATATTTATTTTCCTGATGATAATCAGACTTAAATAATTCAGTAAGAATACTAGCTACAGCACCACCAAGTGAATGCCCACAAATATAAATATCTTTAATTTCAGGTTTATTTTTTAAGGCTTTTTTAATAAGTGGATATAATTTCGTAGCTTCATATGCAAATCCTTCGTGAAAATGAATAGTAGCCATATTAGAATATGAAATAAAGCAGTTATCATTTACTAAATGGGTGATTACTGGAGCTGTTTTCATTCGTAAATTTGATTTCCAATCGTACATGAATACTGTACCACGGATACCTATAAAAAGTTTATCTTTAGCTACTATTCCTATTGCTACACTTTTATTAGTCGATATTTCGAATCCTCCCTTTATATCATAAAATTTCCGCATTATAGTTTTGAAATCAAGAATTTCATTAATTTCTTTTATTAATAAATTATATCCATTAGATGGAATTAATTTGGCTCGTTTTTTTTTATCTAATTCCCATTTTGGGATATAATAGTAAGATAGTTCGGAAAACATAGCACAAATATACCTTAATAAATCTTCTTTGCTGATATCATTAGGGTGTTCTAGTTGGCAAATAAGATCATTAATATCACTAAATGCATAATTAGACAATGAAAGCTCCTTATAGTATCCCAACTGTATTATGAGTAAATTAGATATGATATAATACTAATCTTTAGATTAAAATTTGTTACTCTTATAATTTAACCTATCTCACAATGTGGCACTTCAACCCATTGTACATGGTTTTCTGTATAAATTTTGGTTGACTCTGCATCACTGTGAGCCATTCGAGCTTGTGGATCAAAACCACGTTGTTTAAACATAAAGGCCGCCAATGCTCTTATTTCATGAAAGGTTGGTCTTTCATCTAAAGGCAAATGACTGGCAACGCCCACTCGATCACGCAATGCTGAAAATGCACGGCTAAGGTAATCAGGTGCAACTTGTGTTGGATGATTCACTTCTTTACTCACCTTATTTGGAATACGAGTAGGTAGTCTATGCACAATATAAGGGCTTGCCACATTGTCACGGCTATTATCGATGATTTCCTTAAGTGCTTTGCCTATGGGGATCGCAATATGAGATGCCTCTTTATGTTGCACTTTTTGTCTGTGAATATAAATCATCCCGTATATTCCATTTAAGGGTTCTTCATACCATAAACACCCACAGATGCCTTCTTTGGGAGCTTTGATATTGTATTTTATGCGTGATACTTCGAGCCTTGCTTGTGTTGTTTGTAATGCCAGATCCATTGCTGTTCTTAACCAAGGTTCTGCGGATGCTCGAATTTTAAGAAAATCATCATAAGATAATCTTCTACGTTTTTTCCCATCGACTCTTTTCATTTTCTTACGTTCAGCGGGGTTATCAAACATAAGAGATTCATCCATTGCGTAACTAAAAATTTTCTTTAGAAAGCTTACCTTACGATTTTGTACATTAGCAGAAGCATCGGCATGATATTCATTAATATAGCCATTTACATGTTCCAGTGAGATTTCATTTGCGGGGATGTCTTTAAAAAAGATCTTAATTCTCTCTAAGTCATTAACCCAATTACTAAGTGTACTGTCTGATGGTTTCTCATCATTAGTGATCCGCAAAAATAACTTATCTAAATGTTCTGAGAGAGGGAGGGCCTCTCCATATTGCCCTCCCGAGTCAATAATTAATGAGTTAACAGAAACGTATTTTTCTGGTCGCATAATATTGTTGTATTCTCTGGCTATTGCGATAGCCTTTGCTTTATCAGCACCAATGCATTTTCTTAAACCATTAGTTAATGTAAGGCGATATTGTTTAACTGATTTATCAAAATAAAGAAAGTCAGGTAGATGCCTAAATTCCTTTCTTCTCGGTCTACTGGCCATATCACGAAGCCCTTATTAACTCATCGACACATGAAGAAATAACGGACTCGATACCCCAACGTTCGGATGAATATACCCAAACAGAACAATCAACGATTTTGCCTTTTAATAAACCTGTTTCTACCCATTTTTTTATGGTTCTATTATCTGGAATAGAACCTACTTCAAATTCTCGTTTAGCCCACGCACTAGCTTTCATCAGTTTTCCGCTCATTTTGGTCTTGCCTCATCATCAATAAAATAAGTCGGTCTGCTGTATCACAGGAGTGTTTGATTTCAGCGTCAGTGCATGGTCTATTTCTTACACTGAACGCTAACCGACCTAATTTAATATCAAAACTTGTTAATACTTGGTTCCCTGGTTCCCAAGGTGTTAATAATTTCATGGTGGTTACCCATTGGTCTTGAATAAACCACCATGCTAATAACAACGAAAAGTAAAAACTGATTATGCTTAATCAACTTTTTACTCGAATAATTCCCTCCACTGGATAGCACTCTGCAATTCTCCCTTTGGTCGCGAGTACCTCTTTATCAATTAAACAATTTTGTTCATCAGGATAAATGTAGCCATAGGGCTCGAACTGACAATTCACTGAACTGCATATCAAAAGGAATAAACCAAACATTATTGTTCACTCCTCTGTTGCTCAGCGGGAGAGGGTTGAAGTTCAATTTTGACGTGCGCTGGAAAATCGTATGAAACATGGCAACGTCTATCTGTTGAAACAAAGCCATGTGTGCCATCAGGTAATGTGATCTTTACGGCTTGGTCTTTTTGTTGGGAGTGTCTTAGCATTGGTCTTGCCTCTTTGTGACATGTCACACTAATGAATAATAGCTGTATTTATAGGGTGTCCCAGTTGTAGCAATAACGCTTTTTGCATTGATGAAAGTGCTTGCTGTTCTTGCTCTGTGACATTTTTTGTTGATGCTGTAGACCATTCGATACTGCATTTATTGGTTGCTTCATCATGGGTAATAACAACTTCTAACTTCATGGCCATAACGTTTATCTCCTGATAATGCGCCCAATAAAGGGCGCTATTATGAATTAACGAACCATTAATGATCGGTCACCGACTTCTAAGTGAGCACCAGGTATTTCAATACCATTTTCAAGCGCTTCTTTGATGCCTTTTTTATCAGGCGCGGTGATGGTTTGAACATCAACCAACTCATCCGGTAATAAAGCCTCATTGTCGATAATGACTCGAACAACACCAGCTCTAGCAGTGAATGTATTTTTTGTTGTTTTTAATTTATCTAATCCTGAAGCCAATAAGCAGTTAAGAGCATATTTCTTTAGGTTTTTAGCTTGGTTTTCGAATGACTTTTTACGATCAGATAAACGTTTAGATTCCTCATCCAGTGTTTTAGCTTGACCTTCGATATTGCGAACGTGGTGCATAATTGCATCCAATTTGTCACCTAGCTCGCCTTCGATACCTTCCAATGTATCTGCGATATCTTCAGGAGAGAATTCACCTGTTTCAACGAGTTGCTGTAATTTTTCATAATTGGTCGCCAGTGCGATAGCAGTAGTTTTGGTCATTAGATTGCCTCTTCTTTCTGTTTCAGTTTGTCTAAACACTCTTTTTCGATTTGGTTTAATCGACGTAAACGGCCGGACAAATACTTCTCGTAATCTTCGTCACGACGTTCTTTGGCTGATTTAATATGTGCAGAAATTTCGCGTGTTAATGTCGATGCAATACCTCGTAATTCATTTGCTGTAACAGCACTACGCATCACTTCTGTATGTTTAGTAAATTTCTCGTCTAATTCTTTTCGAATACGTGTGATATCTTCCGCTTTTTCACTGGCATTTTTGATTTCAAACTCAAGCTTATTGCTTACTATATATTCAGGGTTATCATGCATACCCATAAAGACATCAGAGCTAAAGCCAAGCATTGATAGGGCTTTTTTGATGGCATCAGTGAGTGATTTTTTAATAACTTCACCGTCAACCTTAATGCCATAGTTAGTTTGATAGCGGTATGGTGTTGCACCATAACTTTCAAACTCACCGCGGGTTTCACATTCGATGATGTACCAAAAACGGATCTTAATTGAGTGGTTTTGTTCGCAGAATAACGAGCCATCAGCATCACGTAAAAAACGGGTTGCAACTTGTTTATTACGTTCATCAAGAACAGGTTCTAAAAGAGGCTTTCCATCAATAAATTTTTCTTCAAGGACTTCATATCCCCAACCTTCACCAATAGGACCGAATATTTCAGTTGCACGCATAAACATGTAAGTGCTGTTTATACTGGTCCCCGTAAATCCCACGCCTTCTAATGGCTTAGTAAAGCGCGGGTCTGTACGTTGTACTTGTTTCCAAATACTTAGGTTATTAGCGTCACTCGCGTTAAGAACTTCATCAATAACACTGGCACGTTGCTCAAAATTATCTTGTTGTGCTGATGGTGTTTCGGGTTCTTTAGGCTCTACAGTTTGTTCAACCACCGGAGAACTTTCTGTTTTAGGGGCTACTTCTTGCTTTTTACGTGAACGTTTAGGCTTAGTTTCCTTTTCAACGGTACTTTTGCTAGATACCGAAGGGGTATTATCCAATTGGTTAGAAGTGATACTTTCTTCTTTTTCAGCATTGCCAGTATGCTTGTTAATACCTAAATGACGGTCAATAAATTCTTTTCGCGCATTGGGATTATCTAATAACTCAGGCTGTTTTTTACTTTCAGCTATTAACGAGAAAATTTTTTCACGTGGTATATCCAAGATGCCAGCTGTTGTGCGTAAATCCATTGACCAGCGTTTCCATGCTTTATTATCGTCATCTATCAGTTCTTTGGCTTTTTTTACTTGAGATGCAAGGACATTATTAGGATCAAAGTCATCTAACAGTGCTAAGGCGATTTCAGTATCTATGGTTGAATAGTTACGCTTGATAGAAGATGTTTCTTCTTGTTGTTGTTCTGGTTCTTCTGTTAGCCAGCTTTCACCTAATGATTTAGCTTCTTCAACGGTGACATCTTCATTAGCAAACTCATAGATAGCCTGTGCTATTTCCATTGTTTGCTCAGCATCCATCAAAGAAAGTTTTGTTATTTCAGCTAGGCCTGTAGCGATATTACGAATTTTGGGATCTTCTTTTCCTGCCAAATATTCCAGAGCAGTTGAAAATTCATTGTTAGTTATTTGAGTCTTTCCAAATAAAAGTAAACACGCAATTCTGGGCTTTGTTCCTAGTTTTTTGAAATTCTTATATTCAATAGGTTTCCATTGAGTTCCATCAAACTCATTTTCAACAGCAAATTTTTCATCGAATATATCTAAAGTAGGGCAAACAGAGCCGTCAAGGTGTTCGCTAATTAACGGATCATCAGTGTTAAAGTTATCCATAGCTTCTGGATATGCTTCAGATAATTTTACTACTGCAGTCACTGTTGCAAGTTTTGCATTAGCGGTGTTTAACGCTATGGCCAGCGGTACAGCACCGTTGTTTGTACGAGCCTCGGTCGTAGGCTCAAATACACAGATAAAAGTTTTCATTGGTCTTGCCTCTTAATAAGGGATTTCTTCGTCGGTTTTTGAAATGGGTTTGCCTTCCAAGCAGAGAAGCATTTGGATTTGATCTTCTAACAAGCTTGTTTTCACTTGGGCATCAGCTAGGATTTTTTCTTGTTCATTACGTAGAAAATCAATTTCAGCGTGAATGAGATCAGTTTGGGTAGGCTCTTTAAAAGGAACATCAACAGTGTGTTCCGCGATAACAAAACCTAGTCCAGCATTGGGATCGGCTTTAAATGCGTAGGCGTTATATTGGTAAGAGCCATCGAACTGTTTTTTAGCATGAATATAGAGTGTGACTGTTAGGCTTTCAGGTTGTGCTTTCATAGCAACTCCTTTAAAATAACGGTGATCAGTGATTTATCATTGGTCTTGCCTCTTCTAGCGTTTGGTCGCGCTAGTAGAACTCCCGATAGCTTTGGTCGGCAATTCGGGGTAAAGGAACCCACTTAGGTGGGTTTTTTTACGTCTAAAATTTGTTGCCCGTCTTTCCGAGCTGTCAGGTCTGCCTTGTAGCTTTGGTCGGTAACTAATTAAATTCCCTGGTATTGCTAAAAAACTTGCCGTTATGCCGTGGTAATAATGACAGGTCGCGATGAGAGCTATGGTTCTCCTCCGACATAACAGCAAAACTAAATCTGAACACTTACCTAAACACTTGCTGTGTTGTTTTTGGTTGCTTCAATATTAGCGTTGCTATTTTAATTGTCAATAGCATTGCTAATATTTTGAGTTAAAAAAAACCACCGTATCGACGGTGGTTGTATGTAACACATTGTTATTTTATGCAAAATCAATCATTTTAATAGGAAGTGATTTTATTACTTTTCCAATAATTCGGAGATCATACATTTCTGACTCTTCAATATAAAACGTTTCATAAGCAGGATTATCTGATTTAACAGCTAGTTTTCTGCCCTTAACTCTTTGTAATCTTTTTATAAATAATGAATTTTCAAAACTAAACACATAAACACCATCGCCATCAAAAAATTCATTATGAGTATCAACAAAAACGACGTCTCTTGGGTTTATTGCTGGAGACATGCTGTCACCGCTAATGTTAATTATTTCAATCCCTTTTAAACTTTTTCTACCGAATAAATCGAATACTTTTTCTGGAGAGAACTCAATAGATTTTATAGTGTCAGGGAATTCGTTATTTATAAAGCCACCAGGGCCTGCTTTTGCATATACATCCATCAGTCTTAAAGTCGTATGTTCATTTTGAGTTGATGTAGAAGAGGTTATTTGTTTTATTTCTTCTTCTTTTCCTGTTCGCCTAACGTAGTCTAACAACGTTTTTAGCTCTGGATTAATATCTTCAGGATCAACTTTCAATAATGATGCGAATTTTAAAATTGTATCAGTGTTTAAGGCTGTTCGGCCATTTAAATACTGACTTACTGCCCCTTGAGTAGCAAATCCCATAATCTCTGCGGCTTTTTCTTGAGTTAAGCCCAGAGATTCTCGTTTTGCTTCCCAAATGTTTCGTAAGTTTCGGGCGGCAATTTTATCTGATTCTGATATTTTTCTGTTCATTTTAGTATTTTATTTGTAATGCTAATAATTATCCAATAGCATTGCTATTGATTTATTAAATTAGCATTGCTAATATTCGGCTGTTACATAAGCTGGAGGAAAACATGAAATTAGATCTGTATTTAAAAAAACAAAAAATCAGCCAAACTGAATTTGGGAAAACGGTTGGAGTAACTCAAGGGTTTATTAGTCAAGTTATTGCTGGTAGCTACTACCCTAAAGGTCGAAAAGCTATCGAATGGTCAGCAAAAACCAATTGGTTAGTAACTCCACATGATCTTAATCCAGTTGATTATCCAAATCCTTGGGATGGCTTGCCAAAAGGAGTATTCAGTATTACAGGTATCAAATTAAAAAACTGATTATGCATAATCAATTTTTCTAGCGACAGGAGACGCAAAAATGAATTTTGATATCAACATTATCAGAGCTGAAATTGAAGATTGGGCGGTAGAACAAGGGCAAGAACATGTTGCCATCGAGATTAGTCGAGCTTACTTACGATTAGTGATTAATCAAGAACATGGTCGATTACATGCCATTGAGGATCAAACGGGTAAGGCAGACTGGAAAGCAATAAACAATAACCGGCAACAGATATTCCGTTGGTTACGTGGTGATTCTCGCGCATCTCAAAGAAAAATTGCTGAGTTAATGCCAGCGATTGAAATGGCTCTACCGGCTTCGAGGTTAGCTCGAGTACGCGGAGATACCAAAAACTATTTAGCAACTGTAGCCATTCAGCGTTTTGCTGATGCTATGACTGAAATCTTATTAGAGGGTCGTGACATGTCACACCAAATAAACAATGTGGTACGCGCACTAAATGAGATATCACGCCCGACCAGCGTGCATTAATTCAAGAGGCAAGACCAATGATTAGATCAACTGAAAAAATCACATACCGCAATGGGTTTATGCTGAATGATAAACCTGCTCATATCTCAGATATCCAACATATTTTTGATGGTAGACGCGTTATTGCGTTGTTAATTTGGGAGCAGTATGAGCGAGAAAAACAAAAATTACTGTCAAAAAATTTAACCCCTGAGCAGTACCAAAATGCTTGCCGTAATATAGCTAAATCACTGGGGGTGTAAAGTGAGAGCATCTGATTTGTTATTAGATTTTGGACGTCCAGTTGCTTATTTCCCTGGGCTAGTAAAACGTTTGGGCAGTGTAAATGCAGTAATATTTTTTAGCCAAATATTTTATTGGCAAGATAAAGCTGACTCTAAATTAGGTGTTTATAAAACATCAGAAGAAATTGAATCTGAGACGGGTTTAAGCTACCGAGAACAGCTTACGGCTAGAAAGCATTTAGTTAGCAGAGGTATTCTGGTTGAGACTAATAAACGCTTAGAGCATAAAATTTATTATCTAATTGACTGTGAAAAATTAGATTATGTCATGTCACAACCTATTGAAAATGCACCAAATGCGCAAAGCGCAACTGGGGAAAGTCACAATAGTGATTTCGCGGAACAACAAAACGAACGACCGCGACAAGACAAAACTGACGGTGGCGATGAAACAAATCCGCAGTTCGATCCTACAGAGATTACTACATATATTACTACAGATATTACTGATGGTACGTCAGGAGAACCTGACGACAAAAAATCGTCATCAAAAATTAAATTGAATTATGAAAATATTATTAATTCATATCACGATATTTTGTCTGATATGCCTGCTATCAAAGTGATGACTGATGAGCGTAAACGGAAGCTAAGAAATTTCTGGATAAAATTTAAATTCAATCAAGAGCGCTGGGAGAATTATTTATCGTATATTGCCAGTAATTGTCGATGGATGATGGAGGATCGAGATAATGGGCGAGGGGGGACATGGCGACGTAAAAATTTAGATTATTTAATTACGGAACGTTGTTATGTCGCTGTCAAGGAGGAACGTGCTAATGACAAATGATTATTTCACACCTCCATACAATCTTGAAGCAGAGCAGGCTGTACTAGGTGGCTTGATGATCAGCACTGACGAAGATAAGCGTCAGCATGTAATATCACTCGTTAAATCAGGATCATTTTATTCAAGACCTCACAGTCGAATTTTTACAGAGATTGTGAAGTTAATAAAATCTGATTATCCAACAGATATCATTACAGTTAGTGACTCTTTAACACGTAGCGGTGATTTAGAAAAAGTTGGGGGATTTGCTTACATAGCGGAGCTTTGTAGATTACCTTCAGTTGCTAACATTGTGAACTACGCTCGGATTGTACGAGATAATGCAATACAGCGTTACGCTATCAATAATCTGAATACTTGTGTAGAGATGCTAATGGCGAATGATGGTCTTGATATCAACAATAAACTATCAAATGTTCAGCAGGTTGTATCAAGCATTATCGAACACGCTAAAACAGGAAAAAGCAAAGGTTTAAGACCTGCTCTAGATGTTGTTGGAGATTGGCTTGATGATGTTGATAGGCGCTTTAGTGATCCTAAAAATGCAGTGGGTTTTACTTTGGGTATAGAGTCACTGGATGAGTTAATGGCTCCCAAGCAGGCATTGAGAGGATCATTAATTGTTGTTGGTGCAAGACCCAAAATGGGTAAAACCGCATTTTATAATCGTGTTGCAACTCACTTTGCATTAAACCACAAGTTACCCACATTGCTTTTCAGCCTTGAGATGACAGACCGTGGGATCATTGAACGAATGATCTCTCAAGAAGGCGATGTATCTGCAGATATTTTTTATACAGGTACACATGATGATATGGAAATGGCTAGGGCATTAGCCAGAGCAAAAGAGATTGCAGAATCGAATATGTATATCGATAGCACTCCTGGTATTGATCTTAACCATATCATAGCTGAATGTCGCAAGGTTAAACGAGCTAAAGGGCAAGTAGGCCTAATAGCGATTGATTACCTTACCCTTATCAAGGCTGGTCAGGCTGAACGTCGTGATATTGCATATGGTGATATTACTACGGGGTTAAAAAATCTAGCAAAAGAAATGGATTGCGTTGTCCTGTTATTAACCCAACTTAACCGTAAATTGGAAGATAGGGCAGATAAACGGCCAACACCGGCTGATAGCCGTGATACAGGGCAAATTGAGCAAGATTGTGATGTATGGATTGGTTTATATCGTGATGCTGTTTACAACGATAATGCTGATAAATCGATAATGGAAATTCTTCTCAGATTAAATCGTGATGGAAATACTGGTACCGCTTATGCTCAGTTGGTGAATTCTTATATTAAAAATATTAGTAATGTAGAGGCTGGAAAGTTAGTATTTAAGGGATGTGAAAATAAAAGAAATTATGTAAGACAAATACAATTAGATACAAAAAAATTTTAATTTATTGAATGGCAGGTTTAATAAAGGATATTGAAATTATAACATGATTTAGTTATTTTTAGATAATCTCTATTATTTATATCGTTTTTATGAGTTATAATTAGATTATTTTATATGAATTTTTTATATTTATAATAAATTTCTTAGAAAAGAGTTTATTTAACGAGAGAGGATGAAAGTACAGTGAATAGTGAAAGTACAACGGAAAAGATTAGTCCTGATGAATATTATGAGTTGTTTTTAGGTAAAGAAGATGCTGCTCTTGAGAAGGCTTTAGATATACGAAAATTTGAAATAGAACTCTACTGGAAGAGAGCAACATATTTTTGGACATTTATAGGTGTTACATTTGCAGGTTTTTTTGCTGTTCAAACATCTTCTTCATTGAATAAACAAGATATATCTGTTGTTTTATCATGTTTAGGAATAATTTTTTCTTGGGCTTGGTTTTGTGTCAATCGTGGTAGTAAATTTTGGCAAGAAAATTGGGAGAAACATGTAGATAATTTAGAGGATAAAATAATAGGACCATTGTATAAGATAATATTATCCAGGAATATAGATGATTATCAGCGTTGTGATATAATAAAAAATTATATTACTGGGCCAAGTCAATTATCGGTTTCTAAGATAAATCAAATAATTAGTCTATATATCACTATTTTATGGTGTGTTCTATTATTCTATTCACTACCTAGGTTTGATTTTACGGCAAGTATAAATATATATTATGTTTTAATAATATTTCTTACTTTAATTACTTGTATATCGTTCGTATGCAAGCTTGGAGTAAGTTATACAGATGGGTCTTGGCATATAGCCAAAAAAAGAAAATCACGTATAAAACCTATAAATAGCAATTAATATAGGTTATCTTTTTATAAATTTTTGCTGTATAAGCTTAGGTTAAAAGTATAATACAGCAAAATATTTATTTTTAAGGTAATGTTTGTAGACAGGAATATTTATTTGACAGCAATTGGATAAGATAAATTTTATTTTCCAAGATAGATATTTGGAATTTTTAATTGATCTGAGAAAATCATGATTTCCCCTCCAGTTCTTTTTTTATGCGCAGTGTATTGTAAATCGTACTCTTTAATTCTAAATTTATTATAAATATTTTTGATTTCTTCATGATTATCGTAGGATACGATCCAGTATGGAAAGCTAGTTTTATTCAGTGCATTCATGACCGCCACATGATCGTCATGTTCATAAAAATTACGGTATAAGCCTTGACCTTTAACATAATATGGAGGATCAAGATAAAGTAATGTTTTTTCTGGTGACTGTATAGGCAATGATTTTAATAAATCTAATGTATCTAAGTTGTAAATGTAAATTCTAGATGAGTAATTAGCTATTTTTTCAATTCTTTTTAGTAAATCTTTTTTATTAAATCTAACATCTATTTTCCATTTCCCTAACTGTGCTTTTCCTCCAATAACACCCGCTTTTAATATTCCTGAACGATTAGTTCTATTTAAAAAAAATGTAGCAAAACCAATTTCTAACGTGGAATGTTTTTCTGAGTTTAGTAAAATATTTTTTTGTTTCTCCCAATTTTCGAGATCAATTTTTGTATCGTGAACAAGTTTACTGAAGTTTTCAGTATTATTAAGAATAGAATTCCAAAAGCTATAAATAGCTATATCAATATCATTGATGTGGATATATCTTACATATTCTTGTAATAAAAGTTCTAATGCGACCCCAGCTCCACCTGCATAAGGTTCAATATAAGAGCCATCATTGAGTGAATTTTCATCAATTAATGATTTAATATAATAAGATAGCTTACCTTTTCCCCCAGGATAGCGTAGTGGAGTATAAAACATTTAGAACATCCATTTTATAGAGTTAATTAACAACCTAATTGTATTTTAAGATCAATAAGATGTCTACCTTACTATCTTATTGATCTTAAAATTATTATTTCCAAATTTCTTCTAATAAACGTTGGAAATTATCCCACTCAGTATTTACAGTTTCTTTTGTTGGTAAAAAACTAGGGTTATGTACATACTGCTGTAATGAGCCACTAGCCTTGGTTATTTGACTTGAAGCAGTTTTAACTGCGGTTGCTTCATAACCTGTTAACTGTTTATTGTTTTTAAGATAATCAGCACAGAGTAGGACTTTATCATGTAAGCCAGGCTCTCTTGAGCTTTTATTATTTATCTTAAAAGTATTAGAAAGTTTATTTTCTTCATAAAAAATAGTGACAGATAGATCAATAAAAATTCTAAGCATTATTGAAATTGAGATAGGAGCCTCATCAAATGAAAGACTTCTTTTAAGTTCGTTAAAAATTCTTGAGCATTTTTTATGCGATTTGAAATTAAGGCGGACATTAGTTGGAATAAGATTATTTCTATTAGATGTTGGTGGTCTAGTTATTCTAGAATTACCATCATCAGGTGTTGAATTATCATCTATAGGTGGTTCTATAGGTTTACTAATTACGTCCCCCGGATCGCCAGGTTTTATTTTTATGGGATCAGGAGATAAAGGTACAGGAGTAGGATTTAAAGGCTCTGGATTATCAGTTTTACCTCTAAATTTTTTTTCTATGTAATCTTTATTTTTTTCATCGATGATTCGCCAAGGCTTAGATACTAAAATAGTACTAGGGGTGATACCAATATCAAATATAAAATCAGTTCTGTCTACTTTATGTCTAATTCTATTTACTGTAAATAGCGATTTTCCTCGCTCATCTACTTCTATCATAGAGTTAATAATTTTACTTAATTGCTCTAAAAACCTAGAATGGGGTTGTTGACAGTATAAAAAACCATCAACAACATCTATGTTCATTGCATTTCTTATATTAGGGTCACCGAATAAACGGGTAATATTGGTGATTTTTATATGTTTTTTACACTTATCTTTTATATTATCACTGAAGTTAATTTCTATATTCTCAAGAATTTGATGGCCAAAAGATAATTTACCATTCCTAGCCATGTGTCTAGCTTTTTCTGGTGCGGTCCATTCAACTCTACCTACCCCTTTATTTTGTCCTGTATGTTTCATATTTACCCAGTGATCAACAGAATCATCTTTAAATACAATACAATTCTCTACGCGATCTATATCTGAATTCATTGTAATTTGTATTTTTTCAAAGGTTTTTTTATTTTTTCATTAGGAGCTAATTCAGGAGATAATAGCAATTTTAGTGCTGTAACTCTGCGATTACCTTCATCTACGATATAGAAACCAGGCTCTTCTTCACTTTCGTGAACCAGAATATTTTCGGAAGGATCTAAACCTCTAATTGCGATATCTTTGGCAAGATTAGAAATTTTATCTCCCTGGTTTTCTAACATTTTAGATATAGCATCTCTTTGATTATCGGCTAAATCTGGAAATCTAGAATTGTTAGTATCTAGTAGTAACTTATTTACTTTGATAGTTTTTCTTTCATTCATACTAATTATTCCTTAACTAGGGTACTGAAGCAGAGTAATAAATTATTAAATTTTTCTTATGATACATTATTTTTAAATTAGTATAAACATGCTATAATTAACCCTATTGGCCTGAACACCCAATCCTAAATATTTGCTGTGTCAACTGAGAGTCAAGTATGGCACAGCATAGCTTTATCAAAATGTCTAACGATACTCTTGCACCGGCTAACCCTGTTACGAGAGATTTTCTGCATTCAAAAATCAAGTGTGGTGATGTGCTTTCAGCGAATTTTAAGAAAGCTCGTAACCCTCGATTCCATCGCAAATACTTCGCATTACTCAACTTAGGCTATGAATATTGGGAACCAGTTGGCGGTACCATTTCACCTGAAGAAAAAGAACTCGTGCGTGGTTATATCACATTCCTTTCATATTACACGGATAATGCTGACGCGCTCTTATCAGCATCCGATATCTATCTAGAAGAAGTTGCACAAAAACGTGCGCAAAATATCTCAGCAACAAAATCATTTGATGCTTTTCGCTATTGGGTTGTAGAGCAAGCCGGTTATTACGATACGTATGAAATGCCTGATGGCAGTTTTCGTCGTGTCGCTAAATCAATCAGCTTTGCAAATATGGACGATTTAGCATTTAGCGAACTCTACAAAGCCACACTCGATGTGCTTTGGAACTTTATCCTTCGTAAGCAATTCCCCACTCAAAAGTCTGTAGAAAATGCAGTATCTCAATTATTAAGTTTCACATAAAGGCAAGACCAATGATCAAATCAAAGACCAAATATGAAAAAAAGTGGCTATCAGATGTAGCTGAGCTTGGTTGTATTTGTTGTCGCAATATGGGGTTTGGAGCCAGTTTAGCGGAAATTCATCATGTTAGAACAGGGCAGGGAATGGCACAACGGGCTAGCCATACAGAGGTTTTACCACTGTGTCCTCCACATCATAGAGCGTGTTACGAAACCGGCTTTCATGCTTCGCCTAAAACATGGCAAGAAATTCATGGTACCGAAATTGAGTTATTAGAACAGACTAAGCAAGAAGTAATGGAGTTACGAGCATGTCGAGTATAAAAAGTGTATCTGATGGGTTAAAGCTTGATGATGATCAGGCCGCATGGATCCAGCCTTGGTTATCAAAATTTGGAGCATGGGTATATTCAGGGAGGATAGAAAAAAGGCAAAGCAGTATTATCGCTGAATTTATGGCGACAGTAGAAAGGCGTGATTATCCTGAGCGAGAAATGTGCAATGACGACGATGGCATGTTGATCGCTAAAGTTGTCGATAAAATTTATCACATAGACAGAATAGCCTTTACGCTCTTATTACTGCGTTATGCCTTTGGTAGTTCAGATCGCGCTATTGCTCGTTATTACCACAATATAGCAAAACCGCGCCAAATGATTAGACGCAATAGAACGGTAGAATATAGAAAACCTTCTATATCTACATGCAGAAGAGAAATTGAGGACATAATTAGTTCAGCCGAATATTTAATTTACCCATATTTAAAAGATGCATTTAAAAAACGTGAAAAAGAGTGGAAAAGTAAAAATAATAGCAAGAACGTGTTGACTTTTTTGAGCCAATGATCCACTATTTAAGTATAAGTTGCCGTTTTTATACAGTGACCAACTAACCCAGCCTAAGTGCTGGGTTTTTTTGTATCTAAAACAGATAAGAGTTGCTGTTTCCTTTGTTCAGAGTTACATGTGTGTTCACGACCAATAACTGACCAAAGGTATTAAAATATCATGTTAAAACATAGTGATATGACAGAAGAGGCAAGACTTGTTTTTGAAGTTGTTCCGCACACGATAGAGGTTACGGTAAATGAAGTCGCAGAATGCACCTATTTAACTGAGCCTCGTTGCCAATTGATATTAACGCAGTTGGCAATGGCGGGATTAATCAAAGAAAACATCAAAGGAAATACATTTCAAAATATCTAATACTGTGAAAATGGGCGACTGTAAAAGTGTTGGTAGCACCTTTACAGTCATTCACCCGTTCTGGTAGATCACGGACAAACTAAAGCCCACTGCTTATGTGCACAAAGCATGGTGAGCTTATCAAAAAAGGTTCTCCTGATCTATGAAAAATACTGTGAATTTAAACAGTGTGAATTTAGTCAATGATGACTCACTCAGCTATATAAAAACACTTCCCGATAATTGTATTGATTTAATCGCAACTGACCCGCCTTACTTTCAGGTGAAGTCTTGTAGTTGGGATAATCAGTGGGAAAACGTAACATCATATTTATCTTGGCTTGATGAAATGCTTGCAGAATTTTGGCGGGTATTAAAGCCTAACGGTAGTCTTTATATATTTTGCGGTTCGAAACTAGCGTCAGATACTGAATTACTCGTCCGTGAAAGATTTAATATTTTAAGTCACATTGTATGGGCTAAACCATCAGGGCCTTGGCGCAGGGCATGTAAAGCCGATTTACGCAGTTTCTTTCCAAGCACTGAAAGAATTTTATTTGCTGAACATTATCAAAGCCCATACAAGGGCAAAAGTAGTGCTTATCTTCAGCAATGCAAAGCGCTTAAAGAAAATATATTTAAGCCTTTAATTGAGTATTTTAAATCTGCACGTGAATCGTTAGGAATAACAGCAAAAGAAATCAAGCAAGCAACCGGTAAGCAAATGGCATCCCACTGGTTCAGTTATAGCCAATGGCAACTACCTAGTGAAACTGATTACAAAAACTGCAAGAGCTGTTTCAGCGTGTAGCAAGTGAAAAGTTTAGTAGTAATCCTTTAAATCGTGATCATACTGATTTGATAGAGGTGCAGGCTTCTCTTAGTCGAGAGTACCAGGAGCTTGCTGAACAATATCAATTATTACGTCGTCCTTTTTCTGTCACCGTTGATGTTCCTTACACCGATGTGTGGACGTATCCACCTGTGCAATATTACGCAGGTAAACACCCTTGTGAAAAACCAGCAGAAATGATGGAACACATTATTCGTTCAAGCAGTCGCGAAGGTGATCTGGTTGCTGATTTTTTTATGGGGTCAGGTGCAACACTAAAGTCTGCATTAAAGTTAAATCGTCGAGTTCTTGGGGTTGAACTTGAGAAAGAGCGATTTGAACAAACCACACTGGAAATAGAACAGTTTAGATTACGAAAGTAATTATGACTAAGTCCAACTTTTATTAACTAATAAGCCCCAAGCTAAGGGGGAGGTATGAAGAAAATGCCATATAAAGACCCCAATAACTATAACTGGCTTGTGGGCATACTTATCAGCGTCATGACTTTGTTAGGCACTGCAGCTAGTTGTGCATATAAAGCGTTGAATGGGGAGCATATAAGTTGGGGAGTATTTTTCCTTCAAGTTATCGTCTCTATTTTTGCTGGTGCAATGGTGTATCTAGCGTCTAGCTATTATGAGTGGGTTCCAGAACTCGCTGGTGGTATTGCTGGTTTAGCCGGTTGGTCTGGAGCTGAGTTAATTAAAACACTAGAAAAACGGTTTTTAAGGAAGGTTAGCGGTGAGTAAATTTGCATTTAGCACTCGTAGTGAAAAGAATATGCAGGGTGTTCATCCTGATTTAGTCAAAGTAACTCGACGAGCACTTGAATTAACAGATGTTGATTTTATGGTTATTGAAGGAAAGCGTAATGAAGCTCGTCAACGTCAGTTGGTCATTAATGGTAAAAGTCGAACGATGAATAGCCGGCATCTTACTGGCCATGCCGTGGATTGTGCCCCTATTGTGAATGGCTCAATACCTTGGCAAGAATGGACATACTTTAAAAAAGTGGCTGAAGCGATGATCCAAGCAGGTAAAGAGTTTGGCATTGATGTTGAGTGGGGCGGTAATTGGGATTCATTCAAAGATGGCCCTCATTTTCAATTAACGTGGAAATCATATCCAGCATAACGTCTATGAATATCACCAAATTACTCGCTGGTAGTTGTGTGGTGTTGGTGTTCTGGCTCTGGTGGGTAATAGATGACTATGGAACGTTAAAAGCGAATCACAAATTACTTACTAGTTCGTTCAATGAGCAAGTCAATATCAATCAAGATTACCAAACACGCATAAAATCCCTTCATGATCTCGATGTAAAACATACGCAGGAACTCAATAATGCTAAAACAGAAATTAGCCGGTTACGTGATCTTAGCGAGCGTCATCCTGAGCGGGTGTACATCAAAGCCAACTGTTCAAAATCCGAAGGCGTTACCACCTCCGGCGTGGATGATGCAATCACCGCCCGACCTACTGACACCGCTATCAGAAATTATTGGTTACTTAGAGAACGAATCGCAGAGTCAGAACAAATAATTAAAGGATTGCAGGAGTATATAGAAAGGAGTTGTTTATATTAGATGTTTAGCTAAAAAAGCTTATGAAATAGTTGCATGGATGGTTGGATAGTTATTTAAAAATATTTTATACAGCTCGTTTGTAATCTCATTGGATTTAGCGGCGTCTTGTAAGTCATCAATAGGAATAACATTGCTTGTCATTGCTATATTGCTAATGGTAGTGGAAAGTGCAACCTTTATGCCATTAGTAGATGCCAAACACCAAGTGTGACTGCCAGAAATTCCTAGTGGCTGAATGACCCATCCATTTAGATTACCTGAATTGCCCAAATTACGTAGTACATCAATAATGTTCAGGCTAGAGTCACAATAAACGTGTGCATTCTGTAAGTCATCGAACCAACCGTTTCCGTTCATATAAATTCCTAAATTTACTAAGTTATGAAATGTAAAAACAACTACAGCCAAAAGTGATTTGACCTCGTACCAGTACATTGAGGTTAATTTCAGAAATACAAGATGCGAACCATAAAAATATATACGAGCTCTGATGGGGCTTTTTAAGCATGCATATAAATTTTAGGGTATCACAGTGTTATAAAAGGAGATAAACATAATGGCAAAACCGGATTGGGGGATGCTACAACAACAGTTCCTCGCCGAACATGCTATAACAAGAATATCCCCTAAAGAGTGGTGCGAACTAAAGGAACTAAATTACGCAACAGCACGACGATATATCAAAATATCCAGTGCGCAGAATGCGCAAAAAACTGCGCACAAGAAATTGCGCACTGCGCAGAAAAAAGAATGCGCAAAAGAGCCAATGCGCAATAGTGATATACCAGATGCGCATAGTAATGAATCAAGTAATGCGCACGATAATGAAAACACGTTTAGTCTGCGCAATTACGGGCTAACTGAACAACAGGTTAAATTTGTTAGTGAATACCTTATCGACTTAAATCGAACAGGAGCATATAAGCGAGCCGGTTATAAAGGTGAAGGAAATACAGCTTATGTAAATGCTACTAGAATGCTAAGAAATGCTAAGGTTTCACGAGCAATCACTGACGCATTAGCAGAACGGGAACGCAGAACAGAGATAACCCAAGATGCCGTATTAAAAATGTGGTGGGATATCGCAACGGCAGACGTTAACGAGCTGACTGAATACCGTCGATTATGTTGTCGTTATTGCTGGGGCTTTGGTTTCAATTACCAGTGGCGCGATTCAATAGAGTTTGAAGATGCTATTAAGAAAGCGCTTACCGCCAATAAACCTCCTCCACAAGATGTGGGTGGTTACGGTTATGATGAAACATTAGATCCAAATCCTGATTGTCCGCGCTGTAACGGTGTTGGTATTGGTCGTGCGTATTTTCATGATACGCGCGATTTAACAGGGCCAGCTCGTCGAGTATTTGCGGGAGTTAAAGAAGGGAAGTTTGGTGTTGAGGTTATTACTCGTAATCAAGATGAAGCACTTAAAATGGTTGCACAGCATTTGGGTATGCTGAAGAACAAAACGGAATTAACCGGTGCCGATGGTGGGCCTATTCAAACAACAGGAATAGATTTAAGTCACCTAAGTTTCGAGCAACTTCTCCAATTGAGAAAAAAAGACTATAGTTAATTCTACCACAATTTACATGACCATAATGTGAGGGAACATGCCAATTTTTATTAGTTATTCTCATGAAGATAGAGACTTTGTTGATAATTTTGCTACTCAATTAGTACAAAATAATATCATTGTATGGATGGATCGTTGGGAGTTGAGTATAGGAGATTCGATTATTGATAAAGTACAAGATGCTGTTGAGGGGGCAAGTGCATTGTTAGTTATTTTATCAAAAAACTCTGTTGGTTCACCATGGTGTAAAAGAGAGCTGTCAGCGGGGCTACTGCGTGAATTAGAAGAAAAAAGGGTAGTAGTTATGCCGGTTCTTATTGAGGACTGTGATATTCCTTTGTTCGCTAGAGGTAAGTTATATGCTGACTTTCGTAAAGATTTTGATGATGGATTAAAAACAGTATTAGATGGTGTTGCTAAAGTTACTAATCCTAATCTCAATAGAGCAATAAAACAGGAGTATCATACTGATTGGTCTATTGATTGGGGGGATATACATGGTAATATTACGTCAATTTTAACGTTTGTTGAACAAGCTAAAGATCAACCATTTACAGTGTTAACTCAGATTGAAGTAATATCATCATATTTTGCGAATAGAAAGTATATTCAAACTTTATCTAAGCTTGGTGAGGCAACTGCACATTTAGAAATAATAGCTTATTTAAATGAATTTTTACAAAAAAATAATGTAAAAATACTTTTATCCTCAGAAAGAGAAGTCACTAAAATTATTAAAATTAATAATTCAATGGAAGATTATGAATATATTTTGAAAATTAGGTCTAGGAGGTTAGGTGAAGATACAGGAAAAGATATTTTGGTAAATATAGCGACTCTTGTATCTCAGTCTTATAACTATATGTCTGATGTTTTAAAAAAAGCTAATTAGAAGTAGAACTTTGTATTTTATTTTTTTACAAGATATAAAGTTATTTAATGTTGAATTAAAAAGGTTCTACATAAAAACCTTTTTAATTCAAATTATATACTTAACCTGTATATAAATCTCCTATATTTTGAGTTACTTTATGAATATCGATTTCAGTTTGTTTGATGAAGAGATCGAAAGGGAGATAGCGCGTCGCAGTTTGCATGAATTTATTCAGTATATAAACCCTGAATACATTACAAGCCACTTTTCAGAAACGGTATGTGATGCGCTCGACCAGTTCTTGATTGATATGATGGCAGGTAAGCGCCCTAAATTAATATTAGGGGCACCGCCACAACACGGTAAGTCTGATATTGTTTCTCGCTATCTTCCCGCTTATTTCTTTGGAAAATACCCTAACATGCGTGTGGGTGCGCTGTCTTATTCCTCAGATTTAGCCGGTGATATGAATACCGATGTTCAGCGCATTATGATGTCCGATGAATATCGCGTGCTATTTCCTAAAAGTTGGTTAGGCAATAAGCCTGAAAACGGCATTGCAGTTAAACGTAATTCTGACGAGTTCGGTATCGCTAATCACAAAGGCAGTTATGTTTGTGCTGGGGTTGGTGGCCCATTAACGGGTAAGAAAGTTGACCTCGGCATTATTGATGACCCGATAAAGAACTCGAAAGAGGCACTTAGCCCAACTGTTAAAAAATCAATTTGGAACTGGTACGTTTCGACCTTTAAGACCCGTTTATCAAAAAATAGCGGTGAAATTATCATGGCCACTCGATGGGCAACTGATGATTTGTCTGGTCAATTAAAAGAAAAAGCGCCTGAAACCAAGGTGCTTGCATTCCCTGCCATTAATGAGAAAGGAGAAGCGTTGGTACCAGAGTTACACCCAATCGACAAACTCCTTGAGACAAAAGCAATCCTCGGTGATTACTTTTGGTCTGCAATGTACCAACAATCACCTAAGCCGGGTGATGGTCAAATCTTCCACGAAGAATTTGCTCAGTATTACTTACCGAAAGACCTACCTGAAAAATTCGATAAGGTTATTCATAGTTGGGATATGACCTTTAAAGATAGTGGCGGTACTGACTATGTGGTGGGGCAGGTATGGGGTAAGAAAGATGCAAATGCTTATCTACTGTATCAAATTAGAAAACGCATGAGCTTTACTGAAACCTTAAAGTCGGTGAAATGGTTAGCTGAAAAATTCCCTGAAGGACGACGTAAGCTGGTGGAAGACAAAGCCAATGGCCCTGCTGTCATTGATTCTCTCAAATCAATCGTATCAGGGCTAACACCTGTTGAGCCAGATGGTAGCAAGGTAGCACGTGCTCATGCGTGTACCGCGGAATGGGAGGCTGGCAATGTGTGGCTTCCCCATAAAAACATTGCGCCATGGATTGTCGAGACTGTGGAGGAAATTACCACATTCCCGTTTGCTGGCCATGACGACACAGTGGATGCCATGACGCAAGCATTACGTGATTTATATCAGAAGAAAAAAGGCAGTTTCTTCACAACTAAGAGGTAATTCTATGTGGTGGCCGTTTAAGAGGCGAAAAACAGAACCACTCGCACCGGTTAAACGGTCAGCATTCACAACTGACTTATATCCTGCGCTGGCGCGAGAACAGGGCTTTGATGGGATTAATTTACCCCAACCCACAATTGCAGGTGTTGCGATGGATAGCATTGATAGCTACGTGCCCTCATTTAAAGGTGAACAAGTTTACGGTGTGCCAGAGTCACAGGCTTCTTGGTATGCCTCACAAATGTTTATCGGCAACAATATGTGTGCGGTTATCGCTAAACACTGGCTGGTGGATAAAGCCTGTAATATGCCCGCGCGTGATGCGATACGTCAGGGTTACGATATTGATTGTGATAACGACGATGATCGTGCTATCAGTAAAAAGCTTCGCAAACGAGATAAAAAATACCGCATTACACATCAGCTTAAAGAACTTGTTCACTTTGGGCGTGTATACGGTGGTCGTTTAGCATTATTCGTTGTGGAGACATCAAACCCGAAAGAGTGGTATGAAAACCCGTTTAATATCGATGGTGTGACCAAAGGCATGTACAAGGGGATTAAACAGATTGATCCTCAATGGGTAACGGCTGATTTAACGGATGCCAATGTTCAAGATCCTGCTAGCATGGATTTCTACGAGCCAACCTATTATGTGATTGGTGGGCGTAAGTATCATAAGTCTCACTTTATTAAGTTTATACCGTTTCCTGTGCCTAACGTGCTTAAGCCAATGTACAACTACTTTGGTGTTTCTGTTCCTGAGCGCATTTATGAGCGTGTCTATGCTTCAGAACGTACTGCCAATGAAGCGCCACAATTGGCAATGACTAAGCGTTTACTCACAATGGGGATCGCAGACCTTGAGTCGGCAGATAAGAGCATTATCAATGAAAACATGCTCTATTTTATGGAGATGCGCGATAACTACGGTGTGCAAATGACGGGCAGTGGTGACACTGTTCAACAGTTCGACACCTCATTAGCGGATTTAGACGCCACGATTATGACGCAATATCAGCTGGTGGCATCGGCTTCCAATGTACCGGCAACAAAGCTATTAGGCACTACACCGAAAGGCTTTAACTCAACGGGGGAATACGAAGAAGCCAATTATCGCGAAGAGCTTGAAAGTATCCAATCAAACGACCTTGAAGAGCTATTGCAGCGCCATTACGACATGTTAATGCGTAGTGATGGTTTACCTGTGACAGAAATCTCTATCACATGGGCACCACTTGATAGCCCAACGGCTGTTGAGAGTGCGGATATTGAACTGAAAGAAGCGCAGACCGATGTGGCACTGGCTTCGACGGGTGCGATAGATGGGTTAGATATCCGTAAAAAACTGGCCAGCAATAAAGAGTCCAGCTATTACGGCATTGAAGTGAACGAGGCAGATTATGTCGAGGCGAATACGAGTACGAACGAAGCGAGCGCAATGGGCAACCTCTCGCCAAGCAGTAATGAAAGGGAAACCTCTGCAGTATTCAGTCGCCCCAGCTAGTCGTTATCAAGGTGACATGTCACAACTCATTAATGCAATGATTAAAGACTATGAAAAAGTGTTTAGTGAATTAAATGACGACTTTGAAGGTTTTACGATGGATGCCAGCTTTGCCAGTCAAACACGCATCTGGCTTAACCGGCTAAAACGTAAATGGGATAAGATTTTTAAACAAAAATCCACAGAGATTGCGGATAAATTTGTTTCCCAAGTCGATATAGGCGCAAAGCGTAATTTAGATGATTCTCTCAAACAGTTGTCAGGGGGGATCACCATCAAAACGCCGGATATGCCACAACCTCTCAAAGATAAAATCATTGCCTCTACAGCTGAAAACGTATCGTTAATTAAATCCATTCCATTGCAATTTCATCAACGTATTGAAAGTGCAGCTTTACGCTCTATTAGCCAAGGTGGTGAGGGCGCAAAGACGCTATTAGAGGAAATTAGGCATACAGGCAGTGTGACTGAAAAAAGGGCGAATTTTATCGCTATTGATCAAACACGAAAAATCACGACAGCAGTGAATTATGAGCGTATGAAATCTGCCGGTATTCGTAAGGCGGTTTGGCATCATTCGGCTGGAAGTGCTGAGCCTCGTGAGTTACATCTGCGTCTGGATGGTGAAGTGTTTGATTTAGATAACCCACCTGTGATTGATGAACGGACAGGTGAGCGTGGCTTGCCCGGACAATTACCAAACTGTAAGTGCTTCTGGACACCCGTAATAGATTTCGGTGAGGAGACATGACCAAACGACAATATGATTTAAACGGCTGGCTGGAAGTGAAAGATAACCCCATCTCTAAAGTTGGGGTTTTTGATTATTTAGGGTTTGAAATTGGCGCACCGATACCCGAAAAAATTTACAAGGTGTATCGCCCACAAGAAGAACTGGCCAGCACAGAGACAATTAACTCTTTCAAATTAATGCCCTTTGTTGATGAGCATGAAATGTTAGGGAAAGACGGCACACCCGCAGAGACAAAGGGGATACAAGGGGTCATTGGGGAGCGGGTTTATTTTGAATACCCCTACCTCAGAGGCAATATCAAAATCCTGTCTAATTCAGCGCTTAACCAAATTGATGGGGGAAAAATTGAATTATCTCCGGGTTATCGCTGTATTTACGATTTCACACCAGGCGAATTTAACGGTGAACGTTATGACGCCATACAACGGCATATTAGAGCCAACCATCTTGCGTTAGTCGATGAAGGGCGCACTGGCGCTGATGTTGCTGTGCAAGACCATTCCGTTATTACCATAGACACAAAGGAACTTATTCGCATGAATCCTGAAGATGAAAACAAAGACAAACCAACCACTGATGAGGAGGCCTTTACGCCCGAGCAATTGGAAGCGTTAAAAGCCATTATCAAAGAAGCAATTACCAGTGCTAAACCTGCAACAGACGATGAACCAGAAGAAGAGAAAAAACCTTCAACTGATTCAGACCCTGACGAAGAGCAGAAAGCAGAAGAAGCAGTGGAAAAAGCCGAAATTGCCACAGAAGAGGCTGGATCTGGCGAACCTGAAGCAGTCGAGAAAGCCGAAGTCGCCATTGAAGAAGCTGTCGAAGCGATTGAAGAAGCCAAAGAGCATCTTGACCAAGCCACTACCGATGGACTTCATCGTCGTTTAAAACGCCTAAATCGTAGCATGACCGCCATGGACGAAATGGCATCGCTAAAACGTAAAATTAAGCGATTAGAAAAAGCCAAACCCGCAATGGATACGGGGGAGTTACTCAAACAAATCGGTGCGCGTGATTCGTTAGCGCATAAATTAACGCCATTTATTGGTGTGTTTGACCACTCAGCCATGACTCAACAACAAGTTGCAGAGTACGGTGTTGAAAAACTGGGTATTCAATGCAGTAAAGGCACCGAAGCCATTGCTCTTGATGCTTGGATGCAAGGGCGTGTGCCTGATTCCCAAAAGCCCAGCTCAACAATGGACTCTGCAGTGAGCAATAAATCAATTATGGATAAATGGGGAGCTAAATAATGGCAATTCCTAAATCAGTTGCAAACGGCTTAATTTCTGGCGTTGTCGGTGAAATTAGTCATGCAGGTCCTATTCGCGCTGTTTCCGCCATTCTCAGTTCAGCAGATGAAAAGCTGAATATTTTCGGTCGCGCCTATACCTACAAAGATGATTCCGTGGAGTCTGTTCAAGTCGGGGGAAAAGGGGCATTTGCGGGGATCATGATTAACCCTAAAGCCTATCGTATCGAAGAAGAATTCGCTCGTAACGGTACGCAAGGTGAATTCCTGACAATGGGGGAGGTTTTCGTTGAACTAAAAGAAGTGGCAGGAAAAATCAACGCACCGGTTGTTTTTGATGAAGCAGACGGTTCGCTATCTTCGAAAGCCACCATTAGTGCCGGTGATCGTGTCATTGGTTTTATCAGCCGACACCTTGAGTCAACAGAAAGTGCTCACTTGGGCATTATTCGTTTAACAGAAATCCCATATCCAGCATCTCCAAAGGAAGGTGAATAATGCCAGTCAGTAAAATTAAGTTTCACATGTCTGGTCGTGATGTCAAAAAACATGGCCAACTAAATATTAACCCTGATCAGAAATGGACATACGGGGAATTAGCGCAAATCGGCTTTGGTGGTTTTTCTGCGATGGACTCCGCGATCAGCGGTGGTGCAATGCAGGGGGGCTTAATTCAACGCGAAATGTTGCAACACGTTTTACCGGGTGTCATTCGTACCGCAACGCGTGTGCGTGTGTTAGATGAAATCACGGGTATCGTCAATGCGGGCGAATGGCATGATGAAGAGATCATTCTGAATGTGGCGACACCAACCGGTAAAGCCGAACTTTATGGTGATCATACCAATGTGCCATTAGCGTCTTATGCGCAAGACCAAGAGCGCCGTGGTCTTGTCCGTTTCGAATTAGGTTTCCAAGTGGGGAAATTAGAAGAAGCGCGCCAATCGTCTGCAGGCTTTGTTGCGATGGAGGAAAAGCGCAATTCAGTGACTGAATCATTAGAGCAAGGTCGTGAACGCGTGGGGTACTACGGATTTAATAGCCCTGAAACGCGCGTCTTTGGTTTGATGAATGAGCCTAACTTGCCTGCCTATGAAACAGCAAAGGGTAAATGGAAAGGTGGAACATTTGCGGATATTACTGCTGATATTACCGATATGTTCTCGCGCATTGAAACGAGTTCTGGCGGTATTATCAAAGATGATACGCCAATCACCTTAACATTACCGTTGGGCTTCCGTTCTGCTCTGAATGTGGCTAATCCTGTCGCACGCGGTGAAACAGTCAAACAATGGATAAATGAAAACTATCCTAATATGCGTCTGGTTTTCTCTCCTGAATTTGTCGGCGCAAATGGTGGGGCTGATGTGGCCTATATGTTCGCAGATAGCATTGATGATGGTTCAACGGCAACCAGTGCGGTGATCCTTCAAGTCGTGCCTGTGAAATACCAGTTATTAGGTTCACTCAACCAAATTAAAGGGTATATGGAAGATGCAACCAATGCGACTGCAGGTGTATTTGTGACCCGTCCGTGGGCGGTGACACGCTTAACCGGTATTTAATCTTACCACTTCTCTTTTTGCGCCCTCATTTGAGGGCTTTTTTATATCTAAACAATAGGAGAGCACTCCATGCCTCTTTACGCATATTGCACCTTATCAAATGACCAGAACTATACCGTGAGAGACGGGAAAGTGTTTATTGCCGGTCAAGCGAACGTGATGACCAAACACATGTACACACCGCGTGGCCGTGTGACGGAAATTTCTGACGAGCAATACAAACAACTCAAAGAAAATCACGTTTTCAATCTTCATTGTGACAATGGGTATATTACCGTTGAGTCTCGCAAAGAAGATCCCGAAAAAGTCGCCACTGATATGGAAGCGAGCGACCAATCAGCTCCTGATACCCCTGAATCATTAGAGGCTGAAAAGTTAGACGTTCCTAAAACCAACAAAAAAGGTAAGTGATCATGGAGACGAGCACATTTCCTTTAACGTCATTCCGTGTGCTCTATCCGCAGTTTAACGGTGTGGGTGATGATGAAATAGATATCATTGCTCAATCTGCGTTGAACTATTTCTCTGCCTGTAAGGGTGTTTGCACTAACGAGCTGTGGATGCTCGTTGTTGCACACATGCTAACACTTAGAAAAATGATTGCTGATGATGAGTCGCCTACCGGTGTGGTGACGAGTGTGACTATCGATAAAGTGAGCGTGTCATTTACGGCACCGCCTGCCGGTTCGGATTGGTCGCACTGGTTTAAAATGACCACCTTTGGCCAGCAGTTTCTTGCACTGATCAAACGTTGTAGCGTCCCTCAATATTTGGGTGGTGGTGGCGAACGTTCAGCATTTCGTGGTGTAGGTGGGCGATTTACGCGAGGAGGGCGATTACGTTAATGACTAAATTAGCGCAATTAAAAGCGGTTTACGATGAATTGGCTAAAAAGCGATTAAGTGTTGGTTTTTTTGAACACGCAAAATATCCCGATGGAACACCTATTGCTTATGTTGCCTCTATTCAAGAGTTGGGCTATCCGGCTGGTGGCATTCCTCCTCGCCCATTTTTACGTCCGACCATGAATGACAAAAAGCAGGATTATAGTCAGTTAATTTTTCGAGCAGTGAAAGCGTCTGTTAAAGGCAATATCACGCTGGATAATGGGCTGACACAAATTGGTGCGACGGTAGCGGGGGATGTGAAAATGGCAATTAAAGCAGTCACCACCCCAGCGCTGGAAGAGTCAACGGTCAAAGCAAGAGCACGTCGCCATAGCAAAGGGAAAGCCACTGATAAGCCGTTAGTTGATACCGGCCAAATGCTTCAAGCGGTTAGTTTCGCAGTGGAGGATAAATAATGTTTGGTAACTTAAATCGTATTGCCTCACGTTATATTCCCCAGCAAAAGGTGCTCTGGTTTCGATTTAAAGAACGGGTACCCGATGAGCGAGGGAATGACCAAAATTATTATTATGATCCGATAGAAGTTCGTGGCAGTTGGCAAGCGGTTGATACCCAAGATGTTCAATCAATGGGATTAGATACGAGCCAAGTGTACCGACGCTTATATACCTCTCATGATATTAAAGCTGTGCAACGAGGAACATCTCCTGATTTCCTTGTATTCAATGGTCGAAAATATGATGTGGTGGGTGATGCAGACTGGTACGAACAAGACGGTTGGAAATCGGTGATCTGTATCGAGGCGGGTACTTATGACGGATTATGAAGTTGATGTCGCCATTCGAAAACAGCTCTTGTTGCAGTTAAAAGTGGTCGGTATTGATATCTCCGTTAAAGCTGGTTTTCAATCTACTAAGCAAGGCCGTGAAGATAATATGGTGATGTTCTTTCCCATTAATGAAAACGGCTACGGCTGGCAAGGGCGTAAATATAACGTTCAAGGCAATAAAGCCAATCACCAAGAAAACCAGTTATCCGAAAAAACGTACCAAGTTCAGGCTTTCGTTACCCAGTTAGGCCATTATTCAGCGAGTGATATTACCGCTATTGTCAGAATGATCGCCAATTCATTGCCCTTTGTTGAAGCTCTCCGCAAACAAGGCATTGGCGTTCAGCGGGCAAGCGGTATTCGAACACCTTATTTTCTGAATGACCAGGGCAACTACGAACAAAACCCTTCATTTGATTTCAATGTGACATTTAATCGCACACTTCATCCTGATACAGACGCCGTGAGTGCGTTGTATCCCGATATCTATCGTATTTAAGGAACGTTATGTCTATCAAACAAACTCGCTATGTCGATATCGCGAGTGCGGTGATTGGCGCGTCTGCTGTACCGATGCGTAAGCTCACGGCTCGTATTTTTTCAACTAACCCTAAAATCCCTGCAGGTAAAGTGCTTGAATTTGCCAGTGGCCAAGTGGATGACTTATTGGGTACTGACTCCCCCGAGGCACATTTTGCGCGTCAGTATTTCAGCTATGTCAGTCCAGCACCAGCAAGTAAGCCGAAAGAACTGCAAATTGCTTCTTATGAGCCTGTTGGTCGAGCGCCTACCTTGTTTGGCGAAAAGACAGGCGATTTAGCTGATTTAAAACTGATTAATGAGGGTGAACTCAATATCACTATCGGCAAGGTGACCAAAACAATCACTGGAATTGATCTCTCTGAAAGTACGTCATACGCGGATGTTGCAACAGCTGTGCAAGCGAAATTAAATGCAGAAAGCGAGCCTCAATTTGCTAGTGCTTATGTCACATTTAATTCGCTGGATAGTGCCTTTGTCATTAGCGGTGGTGTACAAGAGCGTGCAGATATTAGTGTGCGCCAATCGGTACTTGCTGATGCAATGAATATTAGCCACGGCACATCATCAGCCGGTAATCCAGCGCAAACTCCGTTACAAGCCTTTATTGCTTCTGAGGCTGTTTCTGACTCTTTTGGTAGCGCAACGTTTTTAACGGAACTCTCATTAGAGCATGCCGTAGAGTTGGCGCAGTACGTGGCAGGTGAAAACGTGAAGTATCAATTGTACTTGTCTGTGACCAATCAAAATGCAGAAGATTTTAGCGGGGCGCTGGTGGGTACGGCTTCAACGGGCTTAAACCTAAAAACAGCAGATAACTTCTTTGTTCAAGCGTTACCTATGGCCATTATGTCCGCCACGGATTATGACAGAACCAATGCGACAACAAACTATATGTATCGTCAATTTGGTGTCACGTTCCCATCGCAAATCACGACCGATATCGATGCGGATCGCTTAGATAAACTACGGGTGAACTATTACGGAGAAACGGCGGTATCGGGTTCACATATCAGTTTCTATCAACGTGGCTTCTTATGTGGTGGGGTTGCTAACCCATTAGATATGAGTGTCCATGCTAATGAGCAATGGTTAAAAGCCTACATCGCGCAACAGTGGTTTAGTTTGTTGATGGTCACACGCGGAGTACCCGCCAATAAAGACGGTGAAGCACGGGCGATGATGGTGATTGCAGGGGCGGTGACCAAGGCGATTAATAACGGCACGATCCTAGCGGGAAAAACCTTAACCGATGTGCAAAAAATTGCAGTGACAGACGCTTCTGGTGATGATTTAGCGTGGCACGATGTACAAAACAAAGGCTATTGGTACAACGCTCAGATTGTCGAAAACACAGGACCCTCTGATTTACCCGAGTACGTGATGAAATACGTATTGATTTACGGTAAGGGCGACTGGGTTCGTAAAGTCGAAGGCTCTCACAACTTAGTGTAAGGAACACAATATGCATGATGTATCAGCAACTGGCTTGAGTATTGTTATTCAGGCTCATAAAACCTTTCCCGCCGGTATTCAAATTACCGCCTTCGCAGATGATGCCGATCCGTTAGATTTGCCTGCCGTGGACATTGCGCAAACAGGAATGGATATCAACGGTAATTTGGTGACATGGTCAACACCAACACCTCAAACGGTCACCATTAACGTGTTAGCCGGTAGTGAAGAAGACGAAAACCTCGCTATCTTACTGGAATCGAACACCGCACGACGTGGACAACGGCATGCAGGGGATATTATCACCATGGTCGCTTCGTATGGTGATGGCTCAACAACCACGGCACGCAACGGCAAAATTACCAATGGTAGTCGTGGTAGCTCCGTTGCCAGTGCAGGACGACATAAATCCAAAGCGTATACCTTCGTATTTCAAGACTTCGATCGCACTCGCGCACGTTAATTCTAGGCGGTTATTCCGCCTTTTTTTATGGATATTAATCATGTTAATTAAACCGAAAGAAATTACGATCACCGATGCTGATCGTGAAGAGCACACTTTTATTATTAGCCGATTACCGGCAACGATTGGACGTGAAATTCTGGCGAAGTACCCACTATCGAATGCACCTAAAATTGGCGACTATGAAGTCAGCAAAGAAGCCATGTTAAAGATGATGGCGTATGTTGCTGTCGAAAAAGAGGGGCAAGAGATTTATCTGAAGACCAGCACCTTAATTGATAACCATGTGCCCGATGGTGAAGCCCTTATTCGTCTAGAACTGGAAATGTTGAAGTATAACACCAGTTTTTTCGGCAAAGACGGGAGCCAAGGTTTCCTCCAATTCCTGCTCAACAAAATCACCGGTTCACTCCCGTCGATTATAAAAACGCTGATGGCTTCTTTGCCGTCATCATCTCAGCCGGTTTCGCCACGCTCACCGAACTCAAAACGTCAATAGATTTAGAAGAGGCGTTTGACCTGTGGGAGATCGCCATTACCAATCGTTATAACGAAGCGCTGGCTTCATCGAAAGGATAGCTTATGGCTTTGCTAGATACTTTTGTTCAAGTATTCGAATTTGATACTCGCCAAGCCGATGATGCGTTTAATCGGGTGAATAAATCGACCGATGACATTATCGCTGAGATGAAAAAGGCGCAACAATCGGCAACGATGGGCGCTGATGGGTTTACGCAATTTATTCAAAATCTATCCGCACAATTGACAGAGTTATCATCAAACTCAGTCGATATTCATGTTAATAGTGACACATCCGGAGTTGCTGACAGCTTGATTGCGGAGATAGATCGCATTAAAGAAAGTGCGACGGACAATTCGCAATCGGTGAATGACTTTATTCAAAGTGTGATTGCCAGTATTGAACAGTTATCAGCTGGGGAGGCGATAAATATTGAGGTTGAGGCAGGTGATACACAAGAAAAAATAGCCTCAGTCACCGCTAAAATTGATGAACTAAAGTCATCAATGAACTTGCTTGATATCCAACGTAGCGAACTGTCACAAGGCATTAATGAAAGCCGTGTTTCATCTGAAACGCTCAATGCCCAATATCAACAGATGCAAGATGAGTTATCCCTTCTCAATAATGAATTGGTGTCGCTCACTGATGCAGAGAAAAAGAACCGTGAAGGTAAAGAGGCCATTGATGCCATTGTTACCGCATTAAATGCCGATTATACGCAATTTATTGAAACGATGCGGACAAAAGGTATAAAGACAGCGATTGATGAAGCTAAAGCCCAAGAGCATCTACAAAAAGAACTTTCAGAAACCGGCTCTAAATATCAAGAGGCCGGAAGTTCTGTTGCAGGATTTGCGACAAAAGCACTTGGCGCTGTCGGTATTGTGATGAGTATTGGCACTATTTTTGCCGAATCTGTTTCCCGTTCTCAAGAAATTGAAACGCTGGACAAGCTGGGTAAACAAATCGGCGTTGCGACTGCAGACGTTGATGCGTTTTCTGGTGCGATCGCTGAGTTAGGTGGTTCTAGAGAGTCTGCACAAGCCGATTTATCCGCAATGGCGAAATCGTTCGGTAATATGAAAGACTCAATGGAAAAGGTACTTCAAACCGCGGATAAAGTTCAAGGCATGAGCTTTGATAAAGCGAAGAAAACACTGGAAGGCATGGGGGTATCGGACGAAAAAACCATTGAATTAATGATGAAAGGGCGCAAAGAATTAGAGCGCACAATGGGTATTCAAAAAGAGTATTCAGGCATTAGCAAGGAGAGTATTGAAAGCTCTATTAAATTTAATAGTGCTATGGGTAAATTTAAGCAGTCATCAGGAATGCTTAAAAATAGCTTTTTAGAAATGGTCATTCCTGCACTTGCAAAAGGACTGGATTGGCTAACTAAATTTATTTCTTTCTGCAAAGAAAATAAAAATTTATTAATAGGTTTTTTCTCAGCCGTTGGTTTGGCCGTAGCACTTTATTACGTTCCCCCTATGTTAGCTGCTGCATCAGCAACACTTGCAGCAACATGGCCGATTATCGCTATTATTGCCATTATTGCGCTTTTAGCTATGGCATTTGCGATTGTTTATGACGATATCATGAACTTTATCGACGGCAATGATTCAATGATTGGGCGTATTCTCGACAAATATCCACAGCTAAAAGTCGTTATTCTTGCACTATGGGAAACATTCAAAAAGCTCTTTGAATATCTAAAAGTTATCGTTGGTGTTGTGGCAGATATTGTTGTCGCCGGTTGGGATCTAATGGCATCAGGCTTAAAAGCTTATGTTAAGTATTTGCTGAGTTGTATTTCAGTGATTGCGGGTTGGGGTAAATCCTTTACAGGCGTATTTAATACAGTCAGTGATGCCGTTGTGAGCGCGTTTGAATGGATGTGGGAGCAAGTCGAAAAAATTATTGGTTGGGTCAATACAGGACTTAATGCGGTTAAAAATGGTTGGAAATCTGCCAAAGAGTTTTTCGGGTTCGGTGACGATGAAGAAATCACTGTCAATCAAAACGTAGAGCGTAACGTCAATGATAATGGTGAGATTGAATATGCCATGCCTCAAAAAGAAAGCCAAACGGAAAACCAACCACCGGTTAGACACTCTATTGCTCAAGCCAATGCACAGTTAGATGCGATTGCCAATAATGCAATGAATCCTATTACCAGCCAAGCCATCAGTAATCAATCCAATGTGAAGAATGAAAGTAACGTAAGTATTGGAGAAATTAAGGTTGAAACTCAAGCCACAGATGCGCAGGGTATGGCATCGGGCGTAAAGGATGCATTGCAAGATCAATTCGCCGATTTTAATCAGCAAAACTCAACGGGGGTAGCAAAATGATCACAGAGGTTAAAATTTTTGATTTAGCGTCGTTTTCTACACTGTTTGATAGTGTGAGTCCGATCCAAATTAATGTGAGAGATGAGCATAAAGCGACGCAATTTCAAGTTGAAAGTGGTGAAACTCGTAGTGATCATGTGATTATTAACCCCGTTGAAATTGGTATAGATTTGCTATTAACAGGGGAGATGAAAAACATTTTCTCATCGATGCAACAAGCTTTTGATGAACACAAACTTGTTGGTATTCAAACCCGAGTAAAAACCTATCAACCAATGTTATTAACGGGTTTTAATCATGATGAAATACCCGACATGATAGATGCGATAAAACTGTCGCTACGGTTTGTTGAGTGGCGCACCGTTGAGCCTGAATACGGAGATTTACCGCCTCGAGCCACTCAAAAGCCCGTTCAGTCATCAACGGTAAATCGGGGAAATGTGCAAACTAAAGATGCTGATACTGAGACTAAGAAAAAAGGTTCGGTCGCAACACGTATCGCAGATGGGGATTGGAGCTTCTAATGAAAGTCATACCCTTAAAAGCTATTCCAAACCAACGCTTATCCGTCAATTTGGAAGGTGTTAATTGGACGCTGACAATAAAAGCCGGTCGCCATGCGATGTATCTCGATATTGAACGAGAAAGTGAGGTTATCGCCGTAGGCATGCGTGCGGTGGCAAATACACCCATTATTCCTTATCGCTATCTGACTGATGGTACAAATTTAGCGTTTATAACAGAAAATGATGAGCTACCCTGGTATGAATCATTTGATAGAACCCAATCATTAATTATTTGGAGTGATGATGGACTTACGACGAATACGGGTGGGAATTGAAGTTGCAGAACGATTGCAATGGTATGAAGGATTGCGTATTTCAGCCAGTGGAACAAAGTATGCCAATCCATTACAAAATGAATGCACAGTTAGCATTGATGGATTAAACGCCCACACTCGAGATTATCTGCTCACTGAAACCAGCCCTTATCATAAAAGCAAACAAACTCGCCGTCTTTACCTTGAAGTAGGACGCGTCAATACGGGATTATTTCGTATCTTTACCGGTGATATTGTCAGTGCAGAAATTGCCTCGCCCCCTGATGTTACGTTAACCATTAAAGCCAAAACTAATAATGCCAGTTCAGGTGATATTGTTTCTTCCAGTGGTGGTGCCATGCAGAAAATGAGCGAGATCGCATCATCGGTGGCGAAGGATTGCAAGGTTAGATTGGACTTTCAAGCCACCGATAAAAATATTGCCAATTGGTATTTTTGTGGTTCAGCGTTACAGCAAATACAACGACTGCAGGAAGCAGGAAACGTTAAAGCCTTTATTGATGATGATACGTTGTTTGTCAAAGATGATAACCAAGCCTTAAAAGGTCGTCTGCGCATTCTTAGCATGAAATCAGGCATGGTAGGTATACCGAAAGCCACCGAAAAAGGGTTGTCTGTGACTTATTTGATTGACGGTGCCTCAGAACTAGGGGGAATGCTACGACTCGAGAGTAAATTCAATTCCGCACTTAATGGTGACTATATCATTGAACAACTGAAATTTGATGTTGCTTCACATGATGATCCTTTCTTTTATCAGGCTACCTGTAAACGAGCATAATCATGAATAAACCCAATACTGATATTGCCAGTGATGGTTCGCTGGCTGGTGCGCTCTCGTCTGCATTTCGTAACCTGATGATGAATACAGAGGACATGCTCCCAGCAACAGTGGTGAGTTATGACGATAAAACCAATCGTGCTGTTATCAAACCACTGGTGATGATGGTAACAACGGAAGGGGGAACAGTCGGGCGTGCACCATTGGCCAATATTCCCGTTTTTAGATTTGGTGGAGGGGGTTTCTTTATTCGCGCACCCATTAAACCGGGTGATTTTGGTTGGATAAAAGCCAATGACAGAGATATTAGCCTGATTTTTCAGCGTGGGGGATTGGAGGATCAACCTAATACCGCACGCCTCCATTCATTTAGTGACGCAATGTTTTTCCCAGACACCATCAAAGGATGGGCGATAGATGGGAAGAACATTGATGCTTTGGTGATCCAATCAATGGATGGTTCAGTCTGTTTCTCTTTGCATAGCGATAAAGTGGTGCTGGAAACCCCTAAGTATGAAGTCAATGCCCCTGAAACGATATTTACTGGCAACGTCACAGTGAACGGTAATTACGCGGTAAATGGTAATAGTGATTCACAAGGGGGAACTATGCGACATAACGGAAAAGATATCGGTTCTACGCATCAACATAGCGGTGTTGAGACCGGTCATGGAAATACAGGAGCGCCTCTGTGAGAACATTTTCAATCGATAAAAATAATGATCTCTTTATCGGTCCTGATGGAAACCTCCAATTCAGCGAAAAAGACGATGCGGTTAAAAACCTTTGTCAGCATTTTGCTAAAGCGGTTCGTGGTGAAATGTTGCATAAAAAAGATAAAGGTATTCCGTTCTGGCCAACAATATTTGGTCACCAAGCTGATATTCCCATGTTTGAAACAGCATTTAGACAACGTATGAGTGAAATTGAAGAGGTGGTTGAAGTGACGCATTTTAGCGCCACAGTGGAAAACGGCGAATTGAAGTATCAGGCGACAATTCGCACGATATACGGAGGGTTTACACTGAATGGCTGATTATCGTTATATCAATAATAAAGGCGTGATTCTTCCCGACACGGCCACAATACGTGATGAAGTCGAAAGCGAGTTTCGTGCGGTGTTTGGTCAATCGATTAACCTTGCCCCTGAAACACCACAAGGGGCATTAGCGACGATGGAAGTTGAAAACCGTGATGCAATGGTGAGAAACAATGCCGAGTTAGCAAATCAAATCAATCCCGATATTGCGGGTGGTGTTTTTCTTGATGCAATATGGGCGCTAATGGGTGGCCAACGCATTAATGCCACTCACTCTTATCTTTCCAGCGTTGAATTTAGTGGCGTACCCGGCACCATTATTCCTAAAGGCTCATTAGCGTCTAGTGTTGCCGGTGCCATGTTCGAAACAGTTTCACCCTTGATTATTGATAATACTGGCAAAGTAATAGGGGATATGAGGGCGGTTGAATATGGTCCTGTTGAATGCGGTGCTGGCCAACTTAATTCTGTGGCTAGCTCAGTATTAGGTTGGGAGAAAGTCAATAATCCCACTCATGCGGTTGTTGGCCGTTATGCTGAATCTGATATCAAAGCAAGGCGACGACGTAAGCAAACTTTGGCTAAAAATACCGTCAGTGTTGCAGAAGCGATCACCTCTTCACTGTATGAATTAGAGGGCGTTAATTCACTGTCTTTTCGAGAGAACTACACCGATGCGGTGCTCACTATTGATGGAATTTCTCTATTGCCTCACAGCATTTACGTTTGTGTTGAAGGGGGCGATAGTAACGAAATTGCTAAATCATTGCTGAGAACCAAAACCATTGGATCCGCTTTTAATGGCGAGATTGAAATCGGTGTTGTAGAGCCAGTGAGTGGACAAGAATATAAAGTGAAATTTTCACGCCCTAAAGAGATCACCGTTTTTTGTCGAGTGACAGTTAAAAAATCAGCCGTTGATGCGCAAACTATTATCCCCAGTGCCATAGAACAATGGACGCGTGGAGAGTTGGACGGCGATAACGGTTTGATTGTTGGACGTGAAGTATCGCCTTTTGAGATAGCGTCTGCAGTGAATACTGTTGAACCTCGTCTGTTCGTGACTAAAGTTGAATTGTCACTGGATGGGAAAGTGTGGAATGTTGCATTAATTCCGATTGCCATTAATCAAATCGCACGCTTGCAACGGGGTGCTGTGCAAGTGGTGATTGTATGAACGTTCAACAATTTGAATTTCATTCCGACCTATTAAAAGCGATCCTCTGGCAGTATGAAGATGCAGAGAATTTAAAGAAACTCGCTAGTTTTAAAGCCTCTCATTTTGAAAAGTCGATGGTGTCATTTTGGCAAAACTGGTACCGAGATGTGTTTAATATCGATACGGCGAATGACTTTGGGTTGTCGATTTGGTCACGCATTCTGGATGTACCCTTAGGTATTGATATTCCACCGAGCGATAAAAATAAAATTGGGTTTGGTTTTGGCAAAAAGAAAGCCAATTTTAAATCTAACTTCCGACGTAATGCGGATTACACCTTGTCACTGACTGTTGATCAAAAACGCATGTTAGTACGAATGCGCTATTTTAATCTGACACAAAGTCCTACGGTCACCAATATTAATGAATTTTTAAAACGTTTCTTTTGGCGTGATGACAGCAAAGTTTTTGTCCTTGATCCGCTAGATATGACTTATATGTATTACGTCTTTAACTTTAACCCTGACGAACGTCTACGAGTTCTTCTTGAAAACTTCGACTTAATGCCACGCCCTTCTGGCGTTGGTGTCAAATATCGCATTGTGACCAAAAAAGCCTTTGGCGTTGGTCAGCATCGTAAAAACTTCTTAGGCAGTAACTTCGGAGCATAATTCCTATGACAACTATTTTTAAAACCCCCTTTGCAACACAAGGGGATAAGGCTTCTATACCCGTAGAAATCCAACCAGACGGCTCAGTGTCATATACTCAAGGCTATGGTTACGACTATGAACGTGACCAAGTGACAGATCCTGCAGCAAAAGATATCGAACGTGAAAAAATGAACGGGATATTTCACGATATCACGGAAGCGATTGGCGAAATTCAGCTATTTGGTTTTCCCAAATGGGATGAAGCCGGTAAGCCGTATGCGATACGCACTATTGTGTATCATAAAAATAAAGTCTGGCAGTCTAAAGTTGAGAATAACAATATTGAGCCAGTTGCCGGTAATGTATGGGCTGAGCTAAAAGCTGATATCACCGCGAATGAAGTGGGTGCTTATAACAAAGCCGAGGCTGATAAACGTTTTCAACCATTAGGTAATTACACACCATCTGGTTATAGTTACTCAAAGGCAGAAACCGACACCAAATATCAGCCAAAGGGTAATTATGCCCCAGCAGGGAACTACGCAAACAAAGGGGATAGTTACACTAAAACGGAAAGTGACGGCAGATATCAAGCGAAAGGGAGTTACCAACCATCAGGTGATTACGCAACCAATACAGCATTAAACAGTGGGCTTAATAATAAATTTGATAAAAGTAATGTAGTTCAAAGTACGGGAACGTCAACGGTTCATGTGATGAGCCAAAAAGCTTCTACAGATGCTTTTCAACCTAAGGGAAATTATCAGCCTAAAGGTAATTATGCGTTAGTGGGTGCTTCATATACGAAGACTGAGTCGGATGGCCGATATCAAGCTAAAGGAAGTTATGCAACAGCTGGAAGTAGCTACACAAAAGCGGAAAGTGACGGACGTTATCAAGGTAAGGGAAATTACCAACCAGCGGGCAATTATGCGCTAGTAGGCGCATCGTATACTAAGGCAGAGTCTGACGGTAAATACCAATTGAAAGGCAGTTATCAAGCGTCTGGTTACAGTTATTCAAAAGCAGAAACTGATAATAAATATCAGCCAAAAGGGAATTATGCACCAGCTGGAAATTATGGCGCTAAGAATACTGCAAGTAAGGCTCAATCTGGTTGGTGGAAATGTGGTGATACTGGAATAATGCAACAATGGAATAGCCATAACTGGAGAGCCGGCCAATCATTAGATTTTAAGTTTCCTATACCTTTTCCTAATGCGGTTTTTGTTGTGATGGTTACAGATAAGGACGGTTGGCAACCAATGGGAACTACTAATAGAACAAAGACAGGTTTTACATTGACTGGTAATAATAATGTTTTAAATTTTAGTTATATAGCTATTGGATATTGATTTGATGTTATAGCCCTAAATTAATAGGGCTATTACGCTATTTACATATTGAATGGTAGCTTTCTTTCTTTTTGTTTTTTGAAAATAAGATTAATGAGTTGTTTTTTTACTCTAGATATTTCTCTAATTAGTTTATTACTACTATTTTTTGTAACTACTTTTTCTTTATGAATACGCTCATTTTCTAGTGAACTTGGAAATTTATCATGACATTTATTTATAGTGTAGTCTTGCATGCATAAAGCAGGAATAAATTGACAAATAAAGTAATTTTTATCATTAATGAAGTTATCAAAGATTTCGTAATCAATGGGGTCTTTAAATGGTGTTGATGTTATTTTTTTAAACAGATATCTTGCACCTTTATTAGTGATTATATACCCTCCCGCACCGAGATGTTCCCCTTTTAACCTGAATATACCTTCATATTTATTAAATATTTTAACTGGCGATATTGCTGTTTTTACTTTTTCATCAGCACGCTCAATTTTAATAACATGCCAGTCAGGATTAACCCAGTCATAATTTTTTAAGTAATTTTCAGATTCTTTTGAAAGATATATATCATCTTCAAAAATAGTTGCCATTGGTAAGTTTTCATCAATTACTTTTTTCCACAACATTACATGGCTTAATATACATCCTTTTTCACCTAGTGAAAGGTTAGGGTTATCAAAAGTAATCCCTAAAGCATTAGAAATATTTATTTTTGTTTTATCAATAGCATCAAAAAATTCAAATGGTATCGATTTTTTTGAAAACTGTTCTACGATGTGATTTCTGCGTTTTTCGTTGTTTTGAGATAAACTTATAACAAAATTATTCATAGCATTTTTTCATTTATATTATTAATGTGTTTATTTTATTTGAATATAGTAGTGATGACAATGGATGTAATAGTACAATGATATTATATGCACTTATTTCTACGATTGTAATATTCACTAAGTTGTTCTAGTAACTCTTTAGCCACATCTTCAGTCATATACGTCCTCATCGGTTCCCTACGAACATTCTTCATTTCAAACGTATTCTCATCAAGCTTTGGATCAGAAAAGACAATATCCATAAACAGATAGCCACGAGGGTTATCTACAGATAAACGAGCCTCTTCTAATTGAGCAATATATTCAGCATTATTGATTTCTAGTTTAATCAT